GCCTTTAATTGCTGAACCAAGGCCTTCACCTTCTTCAAACCATTTTTTAAATATCATTTCACCAAGAGGTGTTCCACTATCTCTTTTTGCTTGACGATATTCATCTGATTTGGAACCTTTTTTGGGTTCTTTTGTTTGGGGTGCTTCATCTAATACTTCTGGTGCAACTGGTTCTGTTTCTGCTACAGGAGGTTTGCCTAACTTTTTACTTTCTGTTTTACTTGCCGGTCTTCCAAAAGCACCAGTTGTACCTAAGACATACCAATAACCTTTGTTACTATAGGCTGTTGGATCCCAAATGAATATTTCATCTTTTAGTTTTTTAGTAATAGCTTTTGAATGTTGCATTTTAAATGGCCGTTGTTAATTGCATGAATGGCGGATAATCTTGTTTTGATCCGGCGGATAATATTTTTTGTGAAGGTTGTTCGCCTGTCTGCGTTGAACTCTTAGCATTATTTACCAAAGAAATTGGTTTATCACCAGATTTTAATTGTTTATTTTCTGTTGATGCTGATGCTACTTGTTGACCTTTATTTGAGTCTGAAGCAACTTGCACAGCACCTGCAATACCTTTAACAGAAGTTTGCCAACTGGACAGTAAAGGTGATGTGAATGTTTCTGGATTTTGATAATTCTTAGGACCACCTAGTGTTATTTGATAATGTAGATGTGTTCCAGATGAACGTCCTTCGTTACCCATTTTACCTATTTGTTGGCCTGCTTTAACCTTTGAACCGTTTTCTACTACTCGGTCACTCATATGACCATACCAAGTTTGTAATCCACCTCCATGGTCAACAATAACCCAATGAGAACCATACCCATTAGGATCATTATTTCCGTAAATTACAGTACCGTCTCCTGTTGCAAAAATTGGTTGGCCTTGTGAGCCTCCAATATCTAAAGCGCCGTGTAACGCTCCACTATCTCTATAAAAGTGACTTGTTATTTGAGAGCTTGCAGATGCGTTTGATCCTACAACAGCATCTTCTTTTGTTACATCTTTTAAAAATAAATCAGCTTCAGTTTTACGTCTTGTAACTAATCCTTCTAAAAGTCCACTCTTTTGTCCTGTTTTAATTCCTTTTTCTTTAATAATTTTTGCAGCTTCTTTCATATCACCTTTAGATATAGCGTCTTTTAAACCATCGTCTGCTAATTTTTTCATACCACCAGGACCAGTATTGTATGTGTAAGAAGTTAAAGCAGCTTTTTGATTTGAATTTAATTTTTCCCAATTTTCTTGACCAATAGCTGAAACTGCACCAGCTTGATATTTTGGAATATCTCTTTCTAACAACTTTTGTGCTTGTTCTTTTGTGATTGTAGTTTCTTTTCCACCGGCACCAGATAACATAATTTTTTCTTCACCGCCTAATGATATGAAACCTTGTTTTGATTCTTCAGCTGTAATGTTATGGCCATAACCAATTGCAACGTGGCCTTCATCACCACGAGCTTTTAAATCTGGACGACCTTCTTGACTAGAAACAAAAGCGGCACTACCTGCAGCACCAAGTGCGAGGGCACCACCTCCTAGAGCTAAAGCTTTACCTGCACCACCTCCACCTCCACCTCCGCCACCTGAAGTGCCACCTTTACCTTTTTCAATTTTAAGACTTTTTAAATCTGTCCAATCTTTAAGTTTATTTGCAGTTTTATTTGCCGCACCTTTACTTGGCCGTTTCATGCCTTTTGATTTATAAATCTCTTTGATTAATTTTTCGTGGCGTCTTTTTTCTTCTTGTTGTTTTTCTAATTCAAAATTCTTAGCCAATTCTTTTTGAAGTTTCTTTTCTTCATATATTCTATTAAAGAGAGCTACAAGTTTTGTAGAAACGTCAGCTATATTATCTCCTTTTTTAATTGGCATTACTCTATTACTTGAAGTTGTATTATAAAATGCCGTATCAATGTTTCCAATTTTATCGGGAGTTATTACAGGCGGTTTTGATTCACCAAGCATTTCTGATTGGTCTTTTTCTTCAGTAAATTTATCAGTCATTTTTTTACCTAAAGGTTTAAACATATTCTTTAGATTTTTTCGACTGAATTTATCTTTTAATTTACTTAAAGATTTTTGAGTATTGCCGGAGATTTCTTTTTGTGGAGTTTCTTCACCTTCAGCTTCAGCTTCAGGTGACGTATTTTCAATTTTTTTTGTTGTGGGACGATTGAGATAACCCGCTTGCCTTTTAGATGCTGCTAAACCATAACTGCCATTTTTACCTAAAGCGAACCAGTATCCTTTGCCATTGAAAGCATCAGGATTCCAAACGAATACTTGTCCTTTTAGTTTTTTAGTTATCATCTACGAGCTGCTTGTCTTTGTTTTATCTTTTCGTTTTCTTCTTCAATATATTGTAGTAGCATATTGACATAGATATCACGTTCCCAAGGCAGCATATTTTCAAGTTCAAACAAACTATATTTGTGATGTTGTATCAATGCAAAGTTTGTTTTATAGTAATTCTTCAGATTGTCATGACGAAATGTTATACGAAAAAACTATCTAGACCCTCCACATTAATTACGTGGTGAAATCCACATTTTTTACAATCAACTTCAATCTTCTTGTTTAGCTTTGGTAACTTATTAAAAAATTCTTCGAGTTTCTCAAATTGTGATTGATTTAATGATTCGATAAATTCAATCAATTCTGCTGGATCGGATTCGGATGCATAATAATATTGTTCACCGTCAAAAATATATTCGATACTTTCTACAATCATATCAAATGCCATATCAGTTACACTCTCAAATTTGGCGGCACGTTGAACAATAGAAAATTCTGGATATTTTAACTTAACACTAATTTGGTCATTAATTTGAATTGTATCATCAATAGATGGATCAGTTTCAATTTGAATATCTAATAAATTAAAATTAACATCCATTAATCCGCCACATTCTTTTTCTTCAACTGTATTTTCACAACGATATTTGTTTTCTACTACTTCGCCAACTGAGCGTGCTCTTAGCTGTAAAAAATAATATTCAACATCAAGTATTGGTAATCTATCAATATCAATATTTTCAGTCAATGTGCAGTTGTGTAGAACTTGACGAACATTTCTTTCAATGGTTTCTTTATCATCAGCTTCCATTGCCATCATTAGATTACGTTGTTCTTTTACAAGAAACGGCCTAAATCGAATATGTTTTTTTGATAATGGTAAATCAATCTCATAGACCGGTGTATCAATTTTAGGTAAAGCCATTTTATTATCACTCCATTAAGTTAATTTTTTGTCCAATATGTATATGCAAACACTACAGCCAATTTATGATATCCTTCAGCCGACCAATCTAAGTCTAATTGATTAACTGAAATTGGATATGCATCTATTAAATTTATAGAATAAGTTAGAACATTTGATAAATTATATTGATTGATTGTGATATTTGCTCCATAACTATTTGCATCGCCGGTTTTATAATTAAAATTATAATTATTAGAAGGTGATATTTGTTCCATCCAACCATCAAAAAACAACTTTTCATTCATTGTATCTGAAACAATGAAAGTTAAATCAACGTCACCAAATTCCACAGAATATGGATATTTCTCAATAGGATTTGAGCCAAACTTTTGTTCTGCTGTAGCATAAGTTATACCAGGTAATTGAGCAGTTTCACATCTTAAAATTAAATCTTTAGGATTTATTCCATTATAATTTTTTGCTCCACTAAATTGCACATCAAACCGATTAGGTCTTGCTAAGTCATTAGTGAAACTAGAGACAAAATCTTGTATTGTACTCGGCATTTATTAATTTCCTTTAATTTGGTCTACTGATTCTTGCCACACTTCGTTAGGTTTGGCACCCTTAAACTGATGGATAGGCAGAAAACTTGCCACTTCAAACTCATGCGGTTCAATGGCAAGTATTTTTGAACGGATATGACTTGTTAAGTATCGTTTTAGACAAGGCCGAAACTCACGGATACGTCTGGAGGCGTTTAATATGTCATAAGACACTCTAAGTCTTTTTACATCATTATTGCCGTCTAAGGATGCGTAATCCATCAATTCGGTAAGAAACGCTACTCGGTACTTATATGGCAAGTAATGTAAGTTTAATCCTAAAAATCCATCTGGATATTTTTCCAAGGCAATAATCATTGGAAATTTATCATAATATGGCAAATCATCTTTTCCTTTAGGGTCATAAAAGAAGCAATACATTTTACCTAATGTGAATCGTTTATCGTACCGCATAGCTTCTTTAGATATGTTTTTTGGTATTGACGATACGTTTCTTAGGTCATCAATTTTTACTTTTAACCATTTCATGGATTCTCTGGACATGACAGCATAATCGGTTGCTGACCGTTCTTGTCCAAATTTAGTAAGTATTGAGGTTGCCATAGGTATATTTAGTTGAGGCCAAGATGGTCTTCGGTAATGACACGAAACTCCCACGCACGGTCTTTACAAAATTCAACAGCGGCTTTCCATTTTGCTTCATTAACACCCCATGTTTTGACTGCCTTGATATAATTTTCTGTGATACGTTTTGGTGGTGCCGGAGGTGCAGTTTCTTTTTTTGGTTTGACTTCAAGCATCATTGTTTTGAATTTACCATCTCTTGTTCTCATTTTGACAAGAAAATCTGGAAAATAACGATGCCATTGACCATCAATAGGTGATTTATAAGGAACAATGAGTTCTTCAGACGCCCATGAGATAATATCATCATTTAAATCAAGCCAAGACATCACTTTAACTTCCCATGATGAGCGATATACTATATTGGTGGAGTCTCCAATATATTTTTGTGGGTTACGAGGTTTAAATAGTCCAGAATATGCCATAAATACTATGTATAATCAATTTTTAGAGAGTATAATGGCTAATTTAGTAACAACAGACATTCAACGAGATGTAGCGGGTCCAAACGGACCTTTAAATTCTTTAGAGCAAGTTAGTGAAGGATTAAGCATACTTAGATATCCAAAAGATTTAGCAAGTCCTAGTCAAACAGGTAAAAATAATAAAAATCATTGGGTAACATTTACAATTAGAGATATTGAACCTGCAGCAATAGGTAGTTCACTTGCAAGTGATAATGTAACAACTGTTGCTGGAGTAACTAAAGGTGGGGCAATAGCTGTAACAGGATTTGCTGCAACAGTTGGCGGTATACAGAGCGGAGCGAGCGGTTTTGTTAGCGCAGGTGTACAAACTGGAGCTGCTAGTTATGTTGCTAATCATATATTTGGTGGAAAAGGGTTAACTGTATCACCTCCTATAGGAAAATCAGTAAGTTATATATCTCTTTATATGCCTAATAGTCTTACTGCAAGTTATAGTGCAAATTATGAAGAAATGAGTTTGACCAGTGATTTAGGTTCGTTAGTAACAACACTTAGAGCAATAGGTTCTATGGGTGAAGAAGGTTTAACAGGAGCTCTTTCTGGTATTGGTAATAATGTAGGTACCGATCCAGCTACAATTACTGCGGTAACTGGAGCACTACAAGCTGGCGGTGTTGATTTAGCTGGTGTTAATATTGAAAATATAGGAACTCTATTGCAAAGAGCTAGCGGTTATGCAATTAATCCACAATTACAAATGATTTATAAAGGAACTGGTCTTAGAAGTTTTGATTTAGAATTTACTTTTACTCCTATATCAGCTAGTGAAGCAAATGATGTAAATAATATTATTCAACAATTTAGATTTTATTCTTCTCCTACATTAGGACAAAGTGGTTTTAATAATACAACACAAGCTACAACTGATAGCATGTATTTAATTCCTCCTGCAATTTTCAACGTTCAATTTTATGTAAACGGCATAGAAAGTCCTTATTTGGCAAAATATGGTGATTGTATATTAGAAAGTGTTCAAGTAAATTACGCTCCAAACGGATTTGCTGCTTTTGTTGATGGTTCGATGGTTCAAACACAATTATCATTATCATTCAAAGAAATGAATATTCTCACAAGAGATAATTTCAATGATGCTGATCCAGCAAATATTAGAAGGTAACCATGTTATATTTTAATTCTTTTCCCAAAGTAATCACAACAGACTATAAAAATAATTCTATTGTTCTAACCAATTTAATGGTTAGAACAGAAATTATACCCTCTTTACTTAAAAATCCACTTATATTTTATTCTTATGATATGAAAGATAGTGATAGACCGGATATTATAGCAAACAAATATTATAATGATGTAAATAAATTTTGGTTGGTTTTATATTCTAATCAAGCAATGGATCCAGAATATGATTTAGCTTTAAATTCACAAAAATTTAATGCTTATTTAAAAGCAAAATATCCAACAACAGATATTACCAACACAATAAAAGAATATAGAAAAACCATTACAACATATGATGCATCTTCTTTAACAACCACATCCAAAACAATTGTTATTGATGCCACAACATATAATAACACAATTACTGGAACAACCACAAATAATTTTTATGATTCTCACGGTAATATAATTAATAGTGTAACGCAAACAATAACTCTGCAAGCAATTACCATCTATCAATATGAAATAGAGCAAAACGAAGCAAAAAGAAATATTAATCTAATCAATGCCTCCTACTCAAATCAAATAGAAAAAGATTTTGTATCTTTAATGAGAATTTAATATAATGGCTACCGGAATAAAAAATCCACGGGACTATGCTCTAACGACCTTAACCTTATTAAGTTCGGTAACAACATTTGATTTAAAAAATAGTATGCAAGAAATATCATACTCAGAGGATTTGTTTAGTAATTTTGTATCAGGTTATGTAATGATTGTTGAATCGATGGGTTTTATTGAAACTTTGGCACTTAATGGCACAGAATATTTAAGATTGACTTTTAGTAAAGCTGGAGATAAGTCTAGCCAACTTGACGGATTATTCCGTATCTACAAAGTAGGTCGTAGAAAACTTGAAGGTACAATGTATAAAGAATCTTATTTTATATACTTTTGTTCTGAAGAATTGATGTTATCTGAGCAATATAAAATAAG